CTTCTTCTTTACAGGCACACATTGCAGAACATTTAGCGTTTGCGTATAGACAAAAAATTGAAGATGCTATGGGTACTTCTTTACCACCTCCAGAAGAGGATCTACCAAAAGATATGGAAGTTGAATTATCTAAAGTTGCAGCAAAAGCTTCAGATATTGTATTAGGTATGAGTAAACAACAAGTTGCAGCACAACAAGCTCAACAAGCACAACAAGATCCAATTGTTAAAATGCAACAAGCTGAACTACAACTTAAGCAAGCAGACTTACAACTCAAACAAGAAGAACTTAAGAGAAAGAAAACAAAAGACTATATGGATTCAGCAGCTAAAGCTGATCAGATTGAAGTTGAAAAGCAAAGAATTTCAACTCAGGCTGAAACTGAAGGGGCAAGAATTGGTCTTGAAGCAGCAAAGACTAAAGATAAACAATCTACCGATCAACAGCTTGCAGGGTTAAAAATAGGTATGGAAATAGCCAGAGATGCTGTAGACAGGCAACAACAAGAGTCTGTAGACGATACAAAACCAACCCCACCGGAAGGAACGCCAGATGGCTAAATCGTTTGAAGAAGTAATTGTAGAAAAACTTAGAGAACATATGAATAGTTACGCTGATGGATTAGCTTCCGGAGGTGCACAAAATTTCCCTGACTATCGGTTTCAGGTTGGGGTAATTCATGGACTGTCTCTTGCTGAAAGAGACATCCTTGATGTAATTGAAACTGCGAAACAAACAGAGGATAGTACATGAACACTAGAATAGGTGCGATAGATAAAGAAAAAACGCAAAAACTAGCTGAAGATATTGGAGAGTTAAAACTCCCACAACCGTCAGGATATAAGATCCTAATTACTTTACCAAAGATTGAAGATACTGTGGGAGATGCTGGAATTGTTTTAGCAGATTCTACAAAAAGAGCTGAAGAGATCGCTTCATGTTTAGGTTTTGTAGTAAAGCTTGGGCCTCTTGCTTATAAAGATGAGTCTAAGTTTCCTGATGGGCCTTGGTGTAAAGAAGGCGATTTTGTAATTATGAGAAATTACTCTGGCACTAGATTCAATATCCGCAATGAAGAATTTAGATTAATTAATGATGACCAAATAGAAGCGGTTGTCGATGACCCTCGTGGATATACCCGTGCGTAAGGAGAATGAAATGGAAAACCAAGAAGAAAAAGTTGAAGTAGAAGCAGTGGAACAGGAAGGTACTCCCGTAGTAGAACCTGAACCAAAAAAAGAAGCTAAACAGGAAGAGTTAGAAATAGAGGTTGTAGACGATACTCCTAAAGAAGATCGTGGACGTAAGTCCATGAAGACTCCTCCGAAAGAACCTACTGAAGATGAAGTCAAAGAATATAACGCAAAAGTACAAAAACGAATAGATGAGATGAAACGTGCTTGGCACGATGAACGTAGAGAAAAAGAAAAAGCATTTAGAGAACAACAAGAAGCTATTAATTACGCAAAACAAATTAAAAAAGAAAATGAAGCGTTAAAACAAAAATTATCGGATGGTGAAAAGACTTTGATGGAGCAATCCAAACAAAAAGCAGAAGCTTCTATTGCCATGGCTAAGAAAAATTTAGTTGCCGCACAAGAATCAGGAGATGCTGAACAAATATCTCAAGCGATGGCAGAGCTAACTCAACAAAACATTGAGTTGGAAAATTGGAAGCGGTACGTACCTCAATACGATAAAACAGTTGAAAAAACTACAGAAAATACTTTACAAAAAGAAGAAAAAGAGATACCGTTAAATCAACCTGTTCAAGAGCCAGCCCCACCAGATGAAAAAGCTATGGCTTGGTACAACAAAAACAAATGGTTTGGGGTTGATGATGAACTAACATCATTTGCTTATGGACTGCATACCAAACTGGTAAAGGACGGGACTGATCCCCGTTCAGATGAATATTACGAGAAGATAGATTCTCGGCTGAGACAAGTATTTCCAGAGAAGTTCGATGAGGAACCTCAAGAACCTCAAAAGGAAACTACTAGCCAACAACAGAAAACGGTGGTAGCCCCGGCGACAAGAACGACTCCAAGTAAAAAGATTACGTTGACGAAAAGTCAAGTAGCTATTGCTAGGAAATTAGGCGTTCCCTTAGAAGTTTACGCTAAACAAGTTGCACTACAGGAGAAAAGATAAAATGGGTAATCGTGTTGATCGAGAACTTCAAACGAGAGAGAAAGAGTCTCGTGCTATGAGTTATACACCTCCACAACAACTACCTGACCCGAATCCTATTGCGGGATATAAATTCCGTTGGGTTAGAACTGCTATTAACGGAACTTCAGATGTCCGTAACGTATCGGTTCGCCGTAGGGAAGGTTGGGAACCTTGTAGAGCGGAGGATCATCCGGAGTTGGCTCTGTCTTTAGATGATTCATCTAAGCAGTCCGGTAACGTAGAGATAGGTGGTTTGATGTTATGTAAAGCACCTGTTGAGATGACAGATAGTCGTCAAAAGTATTACGAGGATAAAGCCAGTCAACAGCTTACTGCTGTTGAAAACAATTTTATGCGAGAGAATGATCCGAGGATGCCTTTATATTCAGATAAAAAGTCAACCACGACATTCGGTAAAGGTAATTAATTTCTATTTTGGGAGATAAATAATGGCAACAACCGCCTCTTATAAAGGTTTAGTCCCAGTCAATTTGATTGGTGGCAGACCTAATAATGGTGGGGCTATGAGGGAGTACAAAGTTGCTTCCAATAACTCTGCTGCTATGTTTGCTGGAGATGTCATTGCATTAACTACTGCAGGGCAACCTGTAGCTAGAACTGCTACTCCTACAGCTATCAAAATCCCTTCTACTGCTGCTGATGCAACGGCTGGAATTATGGGTGTTATGACAGGATGTAGATATGTAGATGCAAATGGCGTTCAACAGTTTGCACAGTATTTACCTGTTAATTCTATTACAGGTGGATTTACTGACGTTCACGTTTTTGTAAATGATGAGCCAGATACAATCTATAGGATTGTTGGAAGTGCTGCTTTAGGTACATTTAACAGTGGTACAGACGGTTCAGGATTTCCCGGAGCTATCGGTAAAAATGCTGCATTAGGTAACTTTAGTGCAGGTAGTACAACTACCGGTAATTCAGGCGTAAACCTCGTTGTAGGTTCTAACGGTGGTGATTTAGCTGTTACTTCTACTTTAGCGATGCGAATCGTTGATGTAGTAAGAGGCACTGAAGGTGATTCGTATCCTGAGTTTCTTGTTAAATTTAATGTTGGCGTACATTCGTACACTAACTCACTTGGTATCTAAGGAGATTTTTAAATGGCTATTTCAAGAGCACAACTACTAAAAGAACTCCTTCCCGGTCTAAATGCCTTATTTGGTTTAGAGTATGCCAAGTATGGTGAAGAACACAAGGAGATTTACGAGCAAGAGAACTCTGATCGTTCATTTGAAGAAGAGACAAAGCTTTCTGGCTTTGGTGCAGCCCCAGTTAAGTCTGAAGGTGCGGCTGTAGAATTTGATAATGCACAAGAGGCGTTCACTGCTAGATATACACACGAAACCATTGCTATGGGTTTTGCAGTAACTGAAGAAGCTATGGAAGATAATCTTTATGACAGTCTTTCTTCTCGTTACACAAAAGCTTTAGCAAGAGCGATGGCTTATACAAAACAAGTAAAAGCTGCAGCTACTTTAAACAATGGTTTTAATACTGCATTTACGGGTGGTGATGGACAACCTTTATTTTCCACAGCACACCCACTAGTAAGTGGTGGTACAAACAGTAACCGTCCATCTACAGGATCAGATTTGAATGAAACATCTTTAGAAGATGCAATAATTCAGATTGCTGCTTGGACAGATGAGCGTGGTTTATTGATTGCATCACAACCAAGAAAGCTTATCATTCCTCCAGCATTGCAATTCGTGGCAACACGTTTATTAGAGACTCAACAAAGAGTCGGCACTGCTGATAATGATGTCAACGCATTAGTTACTAATGGTTCTATTCCAGAGGGATATTCAGTTAATCATTATTTAACTGATACTAATGCTTGGTTCTTAACAACAGACATACCAAACGGTCTTAAGCATTTTGTTCGTGCACCTATGGCTACATCTATGGATGGAGATTTTGACACAGGTAATGTACGATATAAGGCTCGTGAAAGATATTCCTTCGGATTTTCTGATCCATTAGGAATGTTTGGATCGCCCGGTTCGTCTTAATCGAGTGGGGGCCATGTGCCCCCTTCTCATTTTTGGAGATAATAATGGATTTATTTTTTAAATTTGCAGATGCTTGGAGAGAGCAAGTAACAAAATTTTCTAAAGATATAATTGATGCTAATTCTTCACTAGCAAAAAGAATGGTAGATTATTCTGAAAAACCTTATACTTGGGTTAAAGAAACAATCAAAAAATAACTAGGGTTAATAGTCATACATACTGACCTAGCAGACGTATTAGAGAATGTGTGACGATGTGCTAATACACGGAGAAACAAATGGCAACAACAACATTTTCAGGCCCAATCAAAGCGGGCGACAAAAAAGACGGATCCACTTCAAATACTGGCTTCGTAATCATGGCTCAATCAGCAGTAGTAGATATTGTTGGAGCAACTGCTGAAACTACAGTTGGGGTTATACCAGCAAATTCTAAAATCACAGAAGTTACATTTAATGTTGTAGAGGCTTCTAATAATTCTGCAGCAGCTACTCTTTCTGTTGGTTTTTCAGGAGCTACAACAGCTTTATTAAATGGTGCAAATGCTAAAGCAGTTGCTTTAACACAAAGTACAGGAATGGCTACTGCTTCTATAAATATTGGTACTGGTGATCGTACAGTCATCGCTACGTTTAATCCAACAGGTGTAGTGGATGGTGATGAAGGTATTGCTGACGTAACCGTTAAATATTTACAGAATATAAATTTAGATGTAACTGACTCATAAGGAGTAAGACATGGGTTATCTTTCCGATGCACAAGCGGTTACTACAACTAGCGGTTCGGCTTCTATATCAGGTAGAGTTAGATTAACTGGTTTGTATTTTACAAGCACAGCTAGTGCTGCCATGACTTTTAGAAATGGGTCTGCAGGAGGTGCAAGCCTTTTAACGATTTCATCTTCTGGAGGAGCTACTGCTTCTGAGAGTTTAAGTATTCCAAATCAAGGAATACTATTTTCAGATGGACTTTTAGTAACAGCTACTACAGCGGGTAATATTCCAAGTCTGACAATTTTTTACGAGGCGTAAAGTGGCCGAGAAAAAACGAAAAGGCATGGGAATTAAAACTTCCGTGAAATCTGGTAATTTTCGCCCTACGAAAAGTGGGGCGGGAATGACTAAAAAGGGAGTGGCTGCATATCGCAGAGCTAATCCCGGTTCTAAACTTCAAACTGCCGTTACAGGCAAAGTTAAAAAAGGTTCTAAAGATGCAAAAAGACGTAAGTCATTTTGTGCTCGTTCTGCTGGACAGATGAAACAATTTCCAAAGGCAGCCAAAGATCCAAACAGTCGTTTACGACAAGCTAGAAGAAGGTGGAAATGCAGATGAATGAAGCAATCTTAACAAAGACTAAACCAAAACCAAAACCTAGAAGACGTAGAAAAAAACCTACGATTGAAAGTGAGATTGCTGTTCAAGCAAATGAAATACATCACATTCAAGATGATATGGATGAAATGAAAGCTGATATAGAAGAGATTAAAAAATCTTTAGCTGAAATACATAAAGTGTTATCAGAAGCTAGAGGTGGTTGGAAAACATTGATGTGGGCAGCAGGTGCAGGTAGTGCTGTGACTGCTTTTATAATTATGGTGCAACAATTTTTTTGGGGAAAATAATGGCTAAACATGACAAAAATAAAAAAGAGAACAAAACAGCAAAAGAGTTAGAAGATGCTGTAATGGAAAGTGATGATCCCGGATCACAAGCTAGAGCAGTATCAAGGGTATTAACTACAAGACCTAAAGATAAAGATAAAAAAGCAGGTGGTGGTTACATGCAATCAAAAGGTGGAGCTGCTGGTGGTGTTAAAAAGAAAAAGATAGCATCAAGTGCTTCTAGCCGTGCTGATGGTATTGCTAAAAAAGGTAAGACAAAAGGTCGAATGGTCTAGTGGCTAAGAAAGAGACAAAGAAAAAACCAACCCAAGTTGCTATTGCACCAATTGTAAGAGGGGGTGTTATTTTGAGTGGTGCATTTGGTGCAGGTAGAGCGGCTGAGGAATTATATCGAAAATATTTTTCAGATGATGAAGAAGAAAAGAAGGAAGAAAAACCAAAGAAAAAGCCAATAAAGGAACTCCCAGATGGGGTGGAATCTTTAAAGGTTAGAAAAGGAGGTTTAATTAGAAGTAAACCGAGAAGAGATGGAATTGCTAAAAAAGGGAAAACAAAAGGGAGAATAATTCGTGGCGTACTTAATAAGTAACATACCGTATACGAAAGTTTGGATTAGAAAAGAATTTACACATGGACATCAAAAATATCACGGGGAGTTTATACACGGATTGGCAGTGGCTGTTACGACAATGCCAGACCGATGCCTCAGTTTCCAAATCATCTTTACAGGATGTGAAGAAGAGGAAGGTGAAAGTAACCCCCATGGAGGAGCAATGTGGGCAAGGATGCCTCTCACAGCCTTGTGTGGGGACATCCCAATGGATGAATGGCCTGAAAGAATGGAAACACACCTCGCACAACCGTGGGACTGCCCATCGCACCACCACTCAATTGTGTCCCTTGACAGGTGTAAGCCTAGCCCATGGCTTGCAAAAATTGCAGGGGAATTTCACACAGCGAGATATCTCTTCACTGTGGACTACACCAAAAGTGAAATCGCAGACTGTCCAGCCCAACACAAACAGAGTCACGTTATGGTGCTGACAGACGGAATATGGAAGGGTAATATGGTTGCTCTCCCTAACAATAGAGTGCGAGTAACTTCTCCTGCTCTTTGGGTCACAGGCGAAGGAGCACCTGATTTTAGACCAACACAATTTACACATTGTGCGGAACAAGATGATTCATATATGGATCCAGACGTAACATTCAACAATCTTTATAGAGGAGATGAAAATGTCAATCTCGAGAAGTCAGATGTCAAAACAACTAACAGGAAACAAAAAAGAAAAGAAAAAAAGTAACGCTGCCACTGGTAATAGAAAAAAACTAGATGCTGATGGTGATGGTAAAATAACTAAAAAAGATTTCGCATTACTTAGACAACGAAAAGGAACTAATATGAAAACTAAGATGGCTAAAGGTAACTCTGTAAAGATGTCAAAAGGTGGAGCAGTTAAGATGTCAAAAGGTGGAGCAGTTAAGATGTCAAAAGGTGGCTCCGTAATGAAAAAAATGGCTAAAGGCGGCTCTGTTATGACAAAGATGTCTAAGGGTGGTGCCGTAAGAAGAGGTTATGGAATGGCTAGAGGTGGAAAGGTCAAATAATGGCTATCAAAAAGAAGAAGACAACTAAAAAGAAGTCTGGTTCTAAACCCACTAATCCTGCTTTATACGCTAGAGTAAAAGCTGAAGCAAAGCGTAAGTTTAAGGTTTATCCATCAGCTTACGCTAACGGCTGGTTAGTACGTACGTATAAGGCTAGAGGAGGAGGTTATTCCTAATGTCTCTAAAAGAATGGTTTGGTAAAGGCCCTAAAGGGGATTGGGTAGACATAGGTGCTCCTAAGAAAAAAGGCAAATACCAAGCTTGTGGGCGTAAGTCTGCAAAGGGAGATAGCAAACGTGCTTATCCAAAATGTGTGCCAAGAGCAAAGGCTAAATCTATGACTGCGGCACAACGTAAATCTGCTGTTCAAAGAAAACGGGCAGCAGGAAATCCGGGAGGCAAACCAACAAATGTCAAAACGATTGTCAAATCCAAGAATACCAAGAAAACCCGGTCAACCCGCAAAGTCTAAAAAGCACTCTGACCTCTATACGGACGAAGACCCAAAGGGTACAATAAAAGGGTTGAAGTTTGCTACTAGAGATGATGCTGTAGCTAGTGTAAACAAAATTAAAAGAAGTGGTAGATCAAAAGCCCACAAGATACAAGCTGCTATAGCTATGGAGCAAAGAGCAAAAGTAATGGGTAAAAAATCTGCCGCAGGAGTTTATAGAAAATATATTAACAGCGTGAAAGCAAAATGACTACAACCGGAACAACTGATTTTAATTTAAATTTATTAGATGTGGTCGAAGAAGCATATTCTAGGTGCGGCACTGAAGTTCGTACAGGATATGATTTAGCTACAGCTAGACGTTCTTTAAATCTTTTAACTATCGAGTGGGCAAACAGAGGAATTAATTTGTGGACTATAGAAGAGGGATCTGTTTCGCTCACTTCTGGAACTTCAGAATATGACTTACCTACTGACACAATAGATTTATTAGACCATGTACTTAGAACAGGGTCTGGAACAAACCAACAAGATTTATCAATAAGCAGAATATCTGTTAGCACTTATGCTTCTATACCGAGTAAAAACAATACAGGACGACCTGTACAAGTTTGGGTAGATAGAAGATCAGGAGCAACTACACCTACAGGAGTTCAAAGTCCTCGGATACATTTGTGGCCTGTACCAGATTCGGCTACCACATATACATTTGTATATTGGAGAATGAGGAGGATTCAAGACGCAGGGAACGGCGTAGAAACTCAAGACATACCGTTTAGGTTAATTCCATGTATGGTAGCTGGTTTAGCGTACTATTTATCTCTAAAGATACCAGAAGCAACTCCGAGGATTGAGATGTTAAAAATGGCATATGAAGAGCAATGGGCGTATGCATCTGGAGAGGATAGAGAAAAGGCGGCAGTAAGATTTGTCCCTAGAGAATTTTATTTAGGAGGTTAAATGGGAAATCGTTACACCTCTGGAAAACATACTATTGCAGAATGTGATAGATGTGGGTTTAGGTATAAACTCAAGGAACTTAAGCCCATAGTAATTAGAGGTGAACACACAAACATCTTTGTGTGTCCTACTTGTTACGAGCCAGACCACCCTCAAAATAGATTAGGTCGTTATCCTGTAGAAGATCCACAAGCTGTACGTAACCCTAGACCCGATTTATCAAGATTTGCAGAATCTGATGCTAGAAATTATCAGTTTGGCTTTAACCCTGTGGGTTTAAGTGATACGTTTAATTTAGATAATATAAATGATTTAGTAGGCACTGGCGGTGTGGGAACTGTCACTGTTACTACAAGTTAGGAGCTACAAGTGAACTACACCCAATTATTCGAGACAATCAAAGGTTTTTGTGAAAATGACTTTCCAGATACAACATTTACTGACTCTCTAGGAGGGACTACAACAAACACAAGCACAGAGCAGATAAACAGATTTATTGACTTAGCAGAACAAAAAATATATAACTCTGTTCAAATTTTAAGTTTAAGAAAAGCAGTAACTGGAAATGTTACTCAAAATAATAGATATTTACAAACTCCTGCTGACTGGTTATCTACTTTTTCATTAGCTGTAATAGATGGGTCTGGAATTTACCATTATCTTATGAATAAAGACGTAAATTTTATTAGAGAAGCTTTTCCAAATCCCACTACTACAGGAAGACCTACACATTACGCTTTGTTTGATGACGATACATTTATAGTTGCTCCCACTCCTGATACTGGATATACGGTAGAACTTTATTATTTTTACTATCCAGAATCTATTGTTACTGCAACTAATACGTGGTTAGGAGATAACTACGACTCCGCTCTTTTATACGGTGCTTTAATTGAAGCACAAATTTTTATGAAGGGTGAACAAGATGTTTCTAAAAATTACATGGATAGATATACAGAAGCATTAAGTGGACTCAAAGTATTGAGTGAAGGTAAAAATAGACAAGATATGTACAGAACTAAACAAATTAGAGTAGGAGTAGGGTAAAATGTTTGATATTAAAACTGGAGATGTAAGATCACCAATCGTAAAAACCAGTAATTATGGTGGTTTATCGGCTGATGATATTGCGGAAATCTGCACGAGTAAAATAATATCCGTTGCAGAAACTGCCCCTCCTGCAATTAGGGAACAAGCTAAGTTTTTTAGAGATAACTTACATCTTGTCCTAAAAGTATATATAAATCAAGCTATGGAATCTCAGAAAGACAGGGACATTCAAACCTGTGTAAGAGGAGGACATAGTGAGGCAGCAGATATATTAAGGAGATCATAATGGCAATTACACAAGCAATGTGTACCAGTTTTAAAACAGAACTTTTAACTGCTACGCATAATTTTACAACAACTACCGGACATACTTTTAAATTAGCTTTGTTTACAGACTCTGCTACTTTAGGAGCTAGTACAACTGCATATTCAACATCAAATGAAGCTAGTGGAACAGGATACACTGCTGGAGGTAATACTTTAACGAATGTAACACCTACGGCTAGTGGCACTACAGCTCTTACAGATTTTGACGATACATCTTTTACTAGTTCTTCAATTACTGCTAGAGGAGCTTTAATTTATAACAGCTCTCAAAGTGATAAAGCTGTAGTGGTGTTAGATTTCGGAGCAGATAAAACTTCTACTGCTGGAACTTTTGCGGTAATATTTCCTACCCCTGATGCAAGTAACGCAATTATTCGTATAGCTTAATGGGAGGATATTATGGCTTTAGTACAAGCAGATAGAGTAAAAGAAACATCCTCTACAACAGGCACAGGTAACTTCACATTATCAGGAGCAGCAACAGGTTTTAGATCATTTGCAGATGGTGTAGGAGTTAGTAATACCTGTTATTACGTAATCACCGATGATAGTAGCTATGAGGTGGGGTTAGGAACATTAAATGCTTCTGCTACACTTGCTAGAACTACA